CTTTTAATTTACCTCCAACATTAAGTTTAGCTGTAGCCGTAGTTGCTCCAATAGTAGTTGTTTCTGAAATAGAACATAATGCGTCAGTAATTTGTAGTCTTGTAGTTCCTGCTGTTCTAAACAATAAATCATCACTAGGCGAATTAAGTATAACATTTTCGCCTGTAGAACTTTGTATTAATAAATTATTATCAGAATCGTCTCCTATAAAATGACTATCGCCAAGAGTTATATTTCCTGCAAAAGTTGCGTTGCCACCTTCTGATCCATCTAAAGTTAAAGCGACAATATTAGCACCATTTACATCTCTTATTCTAAATTTTAAATCTTTTTCATTATTATTATTTACTAAATACAAATCATTACCTGTATCTTTTTCAATAAAACTATCATTAGTTCCAAGCATATTAAGTACAGAATTAACTGTGCTTGAATTACCAACATTCAAGTCTCCACCATTAATATTTACATCTCCTTCAAAAATTGCGTTTTGTGATGCATTTAAACTTAAAGCCAAAGTATCTGCTGTAAAGAAATTCATTGTAGAACCTAAAGAAACTGCTTTAATATCAAGATTATCTCTATCACTTGAGTTTAATTGTATTTTTGCTCTAGTTGTTCCTGCATCAGTTAAGTAAATATTATCCTCAACTAATAAATCTCCTGTATTTGTGAAACTTGTTGCTTCTAATCCTGCTACCTGTAAATCTGCTGCTACATATCCTGCACCACCAATATTAACTGTTGTTGTAGGTTCTACTGTTGTTCCTTTAAATAGCTTGAATTTATTACCATCCGAAGCATCAGAAAACAATCCTAAGAATCTTCCTGTACCATCGTTGTAATCGCCATACAATCCAATATCTAAACTATTAGCTGTATTATCTTTTGCTAATTGTATTAAAGGATCTACGACTGCTAGTGTTTGCGAGTTTACGGTCGTTGTAGTACCGTTTACTGTAAGATCTCCTGCAATCGTTACGTCACGTCCTGTAGTTAAATCGCCGTTCCTAGAGATCGTTAAAGCGGTCGTGTCTAAAGCAAAGTTGTCTGACGTTCTAAATACTATTGATTGAGTTACTGCAGATTGGTCTATACTTAATTGACCTGTTAAATTTTTAATAAAACCATTTGCAGAATTATGCTGCAAAATCATGTGGTTTCCTGTTCCTAATTGTAACTGTCCTGCATTAGGTATTTGAACACTTCCTGAAAACACTCCATTTCCTGTAACTGATATTCCTGTGTTTGTAGTTTCTAGTTTTTTAGAATCATTATAATATAAAGACACAGCACCATCTGCAACAGCAGTTATCATATATTCGCCTGTATATTTATGTAATTCAATTGCAGAATTACCTCGCAATATTAACTTGCCTGTTCCTGAATCGTCAACATAACTATGAGTTCCATCGTGATAAATCTCTAATCCATCACTAGCTGTTCCATAAATAGATTTTACATTATCATTATGGATAGTATTGCCTGTCATAGTTCCTCCCGCTAAAGGCAAGAACGAGCCACCACCACCTGTGATGTTTCCTGTAACTGTTAAGTCTCCTGTAATAGCTCCTGATCCGTTTACTGTTAAAAGATTTGTAACAGGATTAAAATATAAATTAGAGTCTGCGTAAACATCTTGACCACCTGTAAGACCTACTGATTGAAGTAAGTATTGGTTTTGATCAACGGCTGTATTACTTACATTTACTTTACTAGATATTCCTGTTAAGTTTCCTGTAACATTTCCTGTAAGATCCCCTGTAACGTTTCCTACAACAGCTCCTGTATGAGTTCCTGCTGAATTACCTGTTAAATCGCCTGTAACATTACCCGTTACGTTTCCTGTTAAGTTGCCTAAAACGTTTACATGAATTTGATTAGGTAATCCTAAAGTAACGCTTTGTCCACTTACAACACTATCAATTTCGTTAGTAGTTCCTAGAATGCTTAATGATTGAGTATTTAAGTTTACTACTCCTGCGGTCGTGCCGTCTGTTATATCTAAATTACTTCCTGCGTCTAAAGCGTCTACATAAGACTTAGTCGCAGCATCTTGTGCAGTAAGTGGATTAGATACATTTGATATAAGTCCTACAACCGAAATACCTGTGCTTGTAGTTTGAAATTTTTGAACATTATCATAGTATAATATTACAGAATCATTGACAATAAATCTACCCATATTCTCAGATAAACCGTTTTGTATTGCGACCTGTGCACCATTAGTTGATATTCTTAAATCTCCTGCTCCATTTTCGTTAATGTAAGAATTAGATCCATCATGATATATTTGTAAATCACTACCTGCTCCGAATATTGCTTTACTAGAATCAGTAAAAGTAATGTCATCATTAGCACTTACTGCTATGTCGTTTCCGCCTGTAGTGTTTCCAAAAACTAAAACCTCTTGTAAAGTGTCTGATGTAGCGAATTTAGTATCAACGTATAGCTTTACGGCAGCCGTTGTAGGCAGAGACGTATTATTATCGAAATTCTCTATGCCGTCAGTAGACGTTACGAAACGAGTTATTGTAACTCCTGTGCCTGTATCTTTAAGCGATCCCCATTCTAAAATATTAGTTACTTTAAAATCTCCTGCAGTATTAAGATACAACCCTGTTTGATTTCCAGAACCGTCTGTAAGCTCTTTAAGAGTCGCAGAAATAGCTGCATTATCAAAAGTTTTGATCAGACCCTCGTAGGTTTGTGATATTTTAGTATTAAATAGAGTTGCCATTCTTTGATTTTTTTATTTTATTATTTTTAACCTTTTCTAAAAAGATCTTTAATTTTTTTATGTTTTCCTTTTTTATTTTATACTTCATAGCACCCATCCGTTAAAAGTTGCGTCATAAGATGGGTATATATCGTCATTAGTATTGCTAGTGTACTCAGGAAACAGAGTCTGATTAAAACTCATGTAATCAATAAATCGTCTAGAATACCATTCAGCGTTCGTTCTAGCCTTTTCAACTAGATAATCGACCTCTTCTTTAGAAACAGTATCTGCGTTCTCGCTACGGTGCTTAAACATGCCTCCGTTGCGTATTTGATAACTAGCAAAAGGAATATAATCGACTTGTGCAAACCAAATAAGCATAGAAACAATATAATCGTCTAATAGATTTTTCCATCTAGCGTTTGCGGGATCGTCTATATTAGGCATGGCTGCAGTAAGTGCGTCATACATTTTTGTACCCATGTAATTTTGAATATGGATCTCCTGTGCAAGTTTAATAAACTGAATATATTTATCCGTATCAACGTTTCCGTCAATAATCGAATTTCTTACAAGATCTGTTCTATTTATAAATAATACTGTTGCCATAATTTATGTTATTTAGGATATACTCCTCTGCCTTCTTGTCTGTCTGTTGCTATTCCTGCCTTTTTAGAGCCTCTAGGCGATCGCAAATAAGACTTAGGTATAGTTCTAGTCCTTTTGTAGTTGCCTAAGTTCTTAGAGGCTTCCGTTTGGCTTTCTAGCCTATATAATACACGCACCCATTTGTGCTGACAGAATACGCCTCCTTTTAATTCAAAGATATTGTAGTCCATACTAGGCTTGTGTCTAAATTCTACATTTACATCGTCGAAATAACTAGCTCTGTCTATGTCTTCGATACGCCATACAATCCCTGCATCACTCATTGCCATCATTTGCTTACAGAATTCTCTAGATTCGCCTGATTTACTCATGCCTCTTGCGTATTTGTATCGTATTTTATACAAACCATTTTTAGAGTCTATATCACTATAAGCAGATCCTCTATTTTTAGACGGTACATAGTTCTTGTTTAGTCCTATAATCTTTGCAATCTTTGACAGCGTAGTCTCTGGCTTTTCTTGTACTAAGAAATTAGCCCAATCCTCGTTACTGTATTCTGACTCTTCGTCTAATTCGTCTACCTGTACCCACTCATCTTGCATCTTAACTCCTGTATGAGCTAAAGAGCCGAGTATAACCTTGACATTATCGCTTGATAGCTTTTCATGATTACAAGCTTCTATTTTAATACAGTTAGGCACTTCTTTTCCATCTTTGATTTTAGTACCGTACTGCTCGTAACCGTCCCAACATGGTGCTTTTAGATCTACAGCGTCATCATGATTTTCACAAGGCATGTAATATGTTACTCCTTCGACCTCGTGTTCGTGATAACCTCCGCAACCGTCAGCTTCTGCCTTTGCAATAGCCTCTTCTTTTGTTTCGTATGCCTGTTTTCCGTCTATTTTTTTAAGACTAAAGCGTTCCATTTCTACTCCTGTCTCTTTTTCGATCTCTTCTTTGTCTTGTATAGCACTATCAACCTCTGTAAATTCTAGAGGCTGTAGTGTTGTAAAATAAAGGTTTAAACTAATGTCGTTGTAAGCTAGTAGATTGTCAAAACAGTCTATTAAAAGCTCTTGAAACGGTCTTATAACTGTGTTATCCATAAGCAAAGACGCTGTTTTAATCTCGTCTGCGTTACTAGAAAAACCTGTGCTTGTTCTAATTCCTAATAAAAAAGGCGAAACAACTCTATGAGCTACTTGTATTTTAGACTGTGCCTCTTCTGATAAAAACTGATATTGATTATGCGCATCGCTTAATTGTACAGGGCTTATTTCTGCCGAGCTTTCTTTATTATCGTTAAAAGCAAGTATAAATTTACCTGCATTACTAGATCCTGAGAACTTTCTAGCAATCTTCTGCTCGATTAAAGCTCGTTCCTCTTGGTTCGGTGTACCATTATTAAAGTTGATTAACATACTAGGTGCTAATCCATTCATTATATTATTTAAATGGTAGTTAGAAACCTCCTCTTCTAGCTCTGCGTACTGTAAACCTCCTTGATAATCGACAGGAGAGTAATAGTAAAAACCAGACTTATACGGTTTAATGTAGTAAATCTCTATATCCTCTTTTGACATACCGTATGCGGGTATTCTTAAAGGCGTATCGCTTCTTTTAATATTAGCCCAATCCTTAAAATAGTAATAAGCAGGTATATCGCCTTCGTCATTACACTTTTCTGCTCTTAAAGTCTCTATTGGCATGTGTTCTAACTGCGCAATCTTTTTTCTGTCTTTAGTATATATAACCTGCACAGCACATTGTCCCATTAATTTAAGATCATAACATAGTTTTCTAACTACTTCTTTTTTAAACAAAGAGATCATTTGAGCGTACTCGTTAGGTTTTTTATTCGAGTCGGTAGCGTTAAGCCCTTTGCCATAAATAGCTTGGCTAATACCGTTTATTGCAGCGTTATTAGTAGGGCTACCATTATATCTATCGATTAAATACTGAAAATAGTTGTTATCTGCTCCGTATTCGATCCACTCTTCGCCGTTTACTTCCTTAATTTCGGGGCTTGTATAGGTGCTGAGGTTTACAAAACCAAACTCTGATACTTTAGAGGCTCTTTTAAACTGTCCTTTACTGTTTCTTAATCGTTCTTTTTTCATCTAACTGTGTAAGTGTTATCAAAGCCATCGTAAAAAGTGTATTGGTCTTTGTTTAATTTGTAATAATCGTTTTGGTTAAGCTGATCTACGTCTTGATCTGTACAGAATATCTTGTCGTTATATATGTCTACTACCTGACCGTCGTCTGTATTCCATTTAACCTCGTATAACTGCCATAAACTATAATTAGTGTTCCAAAAATTGTAGTCAATAAATAATGTTAAATCGTAAAAATGATTTTCAATTAATACAGGACTAAATGTTTCGTTAAACGTTAAGTAATTGCCGTCAGTAACTACTTGATTGCCTGTTGGCGTAATATCATAATTAACAGTTACGTTAGTGCTATCGTCCCGAACAGACATAGTATATGCGTCTGAGTATTCTCTAGGTATAACTTTAAGAGTTTGCGCTTGTGAAGATGTTGTTAAGATAATCATACATTTATATAACGTAAAAAAAGA